AGACGCTTTGCGCTCGTATTATCAGCCCGGAAAATTTCTCCGGGCTGATATACGTGCATTCCGTCTTTGCTGTCAGCAAATGCCTTTATAACTCTGTAGATCACGTGGCGGGAGTGACGGTGCGCGTGTAATAAGTCTTTCCAGCGGCAACCGTGGTGTCAGTGCTACGGAAATAGTTATTATTCGCGTCCTTTTCGTAATACTTGAGCGCGGCAGGATTCGCGCCAGAAGCAGGACTCTGAACAGCGGTAAAGGCTTCAGTACCAACGCTGATAATAGCGATACCGTCAAGATATTCAGCCCAAAGTGCCATGCCCATGATAGCAAAGCTTTCGCCTACAGCCGTGCTATAGTTGCCCTGTGCGTGGAAACCGATAAGGTTGGTTTCACCCTGTACGGCAAAATTCAGGCCGAGCTTGGCAAATTCGCTATCGCCCGGGTCAATGTAGTACAGATCAATGTTCTCAACCGGAACAGCGATAACATCGCCACGAGCGATGAAAGAAGCCGGAAGCAGGAAAAGCGTACCATACCCGAGGAAATCCTTGATGTAAGTCAGACCAAACTGAGTCTGAACAGTAATGTCAGCCGCTCCAAGATAATCATATGCGTCAAGAATGTTAGCAAAACCAACGATCTGCGTTACATCTTTCTGCATGGTTGCGAATTTATTGAGAACCGCACCCTGAGCCTTAGCAAGTGCCGCCTGCCATGTTGACGCAGTACCAGTCAGAGCACCAGTATTGAGGAAAGTGTAAAACCGCCCCAAAACAACGTTCTGGAGCTTGGTCAGGAAAGCGTCATCGGACTTCTCAATGGCGATTTCAGCACCATACTGATTAACATCCTCAATCGGAACAGCCTTGGCGTATTTCTCAATGCTCAGTTCACCCTTGCTAGCCTGAGCAATTGTGGCCTTGCTGTAAGGAATGACCTCACCCGGGCCAACATTGCCGCTTTCCAGAGTGACATCGGAAGTATAGGAAACGAGAGTAGAACCGGGAGCACGTCTAATAGGACGCATAATGCCCAAGATGTTACGCAAAGCGTCCCAGTTATCATTAAATCTGGTAACGAAGTCAATTTCCCGAGCAGTAATAGCCGTGTAGACATTCGGCAGACTGTCGCGGGGGTTAGTAAGGGTTTCAACTTTAGTAGCCGCCATAATACAACATCCTTTCTGTTAAATCTTAAGTAAATCGGGATTGCTGGCAAGTGCTTTCTGTCTTTCAGCAGTAGACATTTTATACCGTCCGTGTTCATCCTTGGCATAAATGTCTGCTTTTGTCAGAGCCGCACCGCCGTGGTTATCAGGTGGCGTTTCCACATCGGTTCCCTTTGTTCCAGTAGTCTGGATAAACGCACTCCACTCCGTTTTAATGGACTCCTTCAGCTTGTCAGCATCAACGAGCTTTCCATTTTCGTCAAGCGACATTCCAGACAAGTCAGTAATTTTCAGAATAGCGTCAATGCGCTTTTCGTCAACCTTGCTGTCTTTCAAGAGCTGACTGTACGCCGCCTTAACCTTTTCAGACTTTTCACGGCTTGCTGTTTCCGTCTTAAAATCATCAAAGGTCTTTTTCAGCGTATCATACTTAGACTTCCAATCATCGCCGCCTTTAGCTTTCAAATCGTCCAACTGCTTCTGAACGTCTGCCAGCTTTTCGGCATCTGCCTTGTAAGCGTCTCTCGCCTCTTTGAGTCCATTAACCGTGTTGGTATGCTCTTCGATGATCGCTCCCACCTGTTCATCGGTGAGGCCCATCCCTTTAAGGAAACTTCTTGTAACGCTCATTTATAGCACCTTCCTTTTCTTCGGAGCGTTTTCTTTCGCTCAATGCCATAAGGCATTTTCTTCTGCCTTATCTGCATAATACCGCAATACAAAATAAATTGTCAAGAATCTTAATTATGTTACATGAGTTACAGAGATGTCAAACAGTCTGTAACACCCAGAAAAAGCCGAGAATCCTTATTCTATAAGTATATAGAGATATACTGTTACAATGTTACAATGTTACACCATCTTTTTCTCTATACGCGAGAGCGAATTTTTTTATTCTCCAAAAAATTTTTTTCTCTATATAGGATATATGGTTTTGTCTGTAACAGCGTAACATTGTAACATTCTTGGTCAAAAGTTCATTTCTGTCTGTAAAACATGTCTGTATTCGTCTTTATGATTTTCAATTGCCGGACGCAGGTATGGTCTTGGCGGCATGCCGCTAGTTGTATGCCAGTTTCCATTGCTGTCCTGATAACTCCACGGAGTTTGTCTTCCACCGCCGCCTTCAGCGAATTTACCTGTTCCAAGTTCGATAAATGGAGCATATTCCACACTTGATCCAATAACAACGGTCCTATTATTGTTTTCTGTTGTGTGTGCTATGCTGTTTCTCAGGTTTCCAGTATCAACCGGGCACAACTGCTTTGCATAGCTTTCGGCCATGCCGCCGATAATTTCAGCGGCTCGTGCTATTGCTTCCTCGCTTCCCTTTAAAACTTCTCCTAAATTGCTATTGAATTCTACTGGCATAAAATCACCTCTTTAAACGGTATTTGCATTTCCCAGTGTTTTCCACAACTTCTCTTGGCTTGTTATCAGGATATGGAAACATTCTGCAACACATTTTATCAAAATGGTTTTCAAAATTATTATCACCGCCCCAAAACATGCAATCCTTGCACTGCTTGCAACGCTTTATTTTAGTGTTATCGCTTAATACTTCATCCTCATGCAACATAAACGGCTATCCTCACTTTCCATATCTCTGCTGTGTAGACTGGTCAATAACTTCAATGTCGATATATATTGTGCTGTATGTTGATTCCCTTTCGACTTTTATAACTCTGAATTTTGTTCCCTGCTGGATCAACGTTTCCAACTCATAGCCGAAACTGCTTTGTGTGCTTATGCCGTCCCAACTGCGCTTGTCACCATCTCCGTATCTGCTGAAAGGCTCGACATACATCATTTTCGTTCCAGAAGGAGCATACACGTTTAAAAGTATGTCACCACTAAAACCTTGTCCCTTAGATGAACCGCATGACATAAAACCGTATTCTGTAACTTCCTTGCCGAGCAAAGCTTTCTCAAGCTCTTCTTGTGTGCCATCCTGCAACAATGACATATCACACTGGAAAAACTTGTCCATCCCGCTGAAACGGCAACCACGTTGCAACCAAATATCCTTGTCATACTGTGATCTGTTAATAATATCTGTCATATCATTAAGCATTTGTCCGCTATTTGCATAGCTAGCATTCAAGTCCGTATTGCCAACGCCTTTATATATGCTTGTGCCATATTCAATGCCTCGCAACGGCTCATTAAATTTATGATAAGACTGCGTATACTCATAAATTGCATCCCTTTCAGCTTCAGATGCATTTCTCCAAACTTCGCCGCACTTTCCACGGAGAACCTTGTCAGCTTCTTTTGGCGATTTTGCCCACATTGCCGCATCTTTTCTGGCTTGCGTATATGCATCCGGCGTAAACGGGCCTGTCAGAGTTTTCTGAGGCTTTTTAGGATCATCTTTAAACTGTGATGCAATCTGCTTGACTTCATCTTGTGCCGTATCTCGTTCTTTCAGCAACTGGGACATCGATTCGCCATTTTTCTCAAACAGGTCAAGTTCGTCCAGAAGCTTTTGAAACTTTTCTTGATTTGCTGTATCACCAACGGCAACAGCTTTATTTAGCTGGTCGGTAAAATAATCCCTCTTTGCTTGAATGCTCCCCTTTTTGGCTTCATAGTCTGCGTAAGTTACATCATTTTTCCAGATGTTTTTAAATACATGATCACCGTCAGACAATGCAATCTGCTTTTCTGTGTTAAAAAGCTTTTGCTTTGCACCGCTGTATTCGTCACGCTTGCCAATTTCCTTTGATTTCTTCCATTCCTGATATGTCATGTCAGCAACAGTATCGCCTGTTAACTGGTCACGCCTTTCACCTTTGAACATGCTGTATTTCGGATAGACATATATCAATGTGCATCGGCAATTATACACATTCGCTGGATCGGCATTTGGGTCTCCGGGATACATAATGTTTCCAAGAATGCTATGGAAAGGTTCATCAACTTCTGCTTCTTCCCCGTCCAGATAAGCGTGCGCATCTCTTGTGCGGTCATCCAGTGTTGCCAGCCATTTCTTTTTAACTTCGATGCCCATATCCTGAGCATCATGAAGTCTTTCTACACGTCCAGCATTCTGTGCGCCAGTCATAGCAGTTCTAGCAAACAGAACCATCTTTTTACCGTTACTGGTTGCTAGTTCGCCTGTTAACCTTTCTCCGATTTCGTCTATTGATTCTCCTTGGATTATGCCCTGAGCAACGGCATTCTGCACGCGCTTTTCATTCCAGACATAATCTTTTGTCTCGTTAATTTTCCATTCTGGAAGCATTTTAGGATTGTCTTTTAATAGCTTTTCAACAGTCTTTTTATCATACAGGTTAAAAGCAACAGCTCCCTGCATATCTTTTTCAATGCTATATGCAGTATGATTTGCCGCTTCCATAAAAACATTTCTTGATGTGCCGCTTATGATTTCATGCGCCTTTATATCAGCATCACGATAAACCTTGACAACGTCATCAAGCTTGCGTTTCCATAGATCGCCTTGAAAGACTTGCCCTCTTAGCCATTTTTTATAGTCTTCCTTAGACAACGTCCCGTCTTGAACCATTTGCTTCATTTTTGCGTTCTTAGCTTTATGTGCATCATTAAAATCTTTGAGCTTTTTCCGAATTTCTCGTGCCGCTTGCCTGTAAACTGAGTCAATCTGTTTAGCAAGCTTTTTTTCCTGCTTTTGAATAGAAAGAGGCGCACCTACTGCCAAAGCTTACACCCCCTTATTCGAT